CAGAGCCACAGGAAGGACAGGTACCATCCTCATTTCGGACAAACATAGAACGTAATTCATCCGTCACCTCCCCACAAGAGGAACATTCATATTCGTATATTGGCATAAGGCACCTACAGTGTTGTCTTAAGAAAACCTCCTAGGTGTTACCCTAGGAGGCAGAGTTAAGACAACTCTATTAGGAAGCAGGTACTGCGAAAGCTAAACCTGCAGTATCACGCAGTTCCTTCACACCGTACAGGGTATCTGCAGTGAACAAGTCACCGAGGTATTCCTGCTTGTACTGAGTCTGGGAACGAACACCCATCTGCTCAGCCAATACCAGTGCATCCTTGTGGATCAACAGACCGATACGATCACTGGAAGCACCAGCAGTCGGACAGTTGCTGGATACATACACGTCAACACCGTAGATCATACCGATCTTACCAGTCTTGATTGCATCACCAGAACCGATGTACTGCTGTTCAGTGAAACGGTTGATACCGAGCAGATCATTAGCAGCTACCGGAGGAATAACCAATGCACGGTTATCCATCGGAACATCAGCATTATCCAGAGTCAGGATCATGCCACGGATGCCTGCGTCAGTGATGTCTGCAGCATTTGAGGTTGCAGCAACATAATCAGACAGTACACCAGCGGTGTTCCATACCTTGGCCTTGTTCCAACCAGCAGTACCAGTAGTACCACTACCAGACTGCAGGTAGGCAGCTTCGTTGAACAGGTCAGTATCTACCTGAGTTGCCAGTGCATAACCAGCATCATCGGTGTAGAAACGGCGGAGGGATTGCAGTGCCTGTACTTCAACAATGTCCTCAATGAGTACTGAATACTCGTAGTGGCTGTTGATAGATACTGATACTTCTGTGTGAGTCGGGGCAATCAGAGTTACCTGAGAACCAGCATCCTTAGCAGAAGCGGAACCACGCTCCGGAGCCGGAATGTGAATAGTATCACCCTTCTTGCCCTTGTGAGACATACGGGTTACGAGATTAGCCAGTACAAGATTCTTCTTGTAGCCAGCAATTACTTCATCAGACCAAAGTTCGGGGATGAACTTGTCAGCCACGGCCTTGGTATTATGACCAGAACCTAGTGCCATTTTAATTACTCCTTAAGTTAAGTTATTTGACCCGGCCCTCAGCATAGGCAGCGTAGATTTCATCAGCCAATGCTTCGTACCTTTGTGGGTCCGTTTGTTTCAATCTAATCAGGTCGGCCCTACGATAAATCTTTTTGCCGGCCTTAGCTTCACCGGAACTTCTACCTTCGGACTTAGCACCCTTGAGTGCTTCCCTACGGTTTGCTTCCTGTTCAGCCTCAGCTTCCTTTGTCTTGTTGATCATGGAACGTTCCTTCCATGTAGTCAGCAATTCATTGGCAGCATCGAAGTCATAGTTATCCGCAGCCATAAACAACCGAGTACGGATCTTTGACCCCTTAACCCATTCCTGAAAAGCAGTATCCTGTACTACATCCATAAAGTCTGGATGAGTCTTTTCCAACTGTGCTTGTGCAGCTTGTGCTTTCATAGCGGCTGCAGCCTGTTCAGCTTGACGTAAACGAGGATCGTTCTTCAGTAGTTTTTCAACTGCTGCCTTCGGATCATCGTAGAAGTCTACTTCTTCTTCAGGTTCGGGCTGTTGTTGATTTACCTGTGATCGTAGAAATTCATCTGCTAACTTACGAAGTTCACCTACTTCTTGTCCCTTACGTCCCAATTCTTTTTCAAGATTGGAATACATATCAACAATATCTTTCTGACTTTTACCCCGAAACTTCTCGGGAAGTTCATACTCAACTTCAGGTGTTTCTACTTCTACTTCTTCTACTTCCGGGGAAGTATCAAAATCTTCTACAGTTCCTTCTACTTCAGGATCAACAATATTTACCATAGTTTCCTCCGTCCTTGCTTGGATTGTGGAGTTAATAAAACGGTATTGGACCAACTGGTTATTGGTTATCCATTACCTCTTTCGTACTATCCTCTAGATTAACAATCATAGAGATAATACTTAACTGACCTTTCACAAAGTAAAGGTCCTTTTCATTTTCGATAGACTGAACATTATTTAGGTTTATGGAAAGAGTTTCTAGTTCACCAACTAGGTCGTTCCAGCCTTCCTGTTCAAATAGATTTAATCTATCGTTAAAGAAATCATTATCGTTCTTCACGATTATACACCACCCCTACGTGCATTTGCAAGATTGAGTATTGTTTCACTCTTGAGGTGTTCAATCTCTGGAATGTTACGGATGGTTTCACTACGGACGTTCTCAATATCCGCTGCTTGCTTCTGCATATCGAGCATCTTCTTCTGCATATCCAGTAGTTTCTCCTGTGCTTTCATATCACTTGGCATTTTCTCTGCAGCCTCGGCCTGCGTAGCTAAAGCATCCGCTGCATACTTTTGAGCCTTGGCCTGTACTTCAGCAATATCTGCCTGTGCCTTCTGCATTTGCAATTGCATAGTGATCTGCTGAATCTGTGCAGCCTGTGGGTCCTGCTGCATGAGCATTTGCAGCAACTCGTCACGGTTTTGTACACTACTGGCCTCAAGTACACCGGCAACCAGTGCCTTATGTGCAGGACTGTCTGGAGGAATTACGGATAGGAGTTGAATCATTTGAGTCATCTCCAGTTCTTTTGCCATGATACCCATCGTGCTGTAAGGAATGAACTTGTAGTCCATCAATGGGTAACGTTGTGGGTCAAATTGAATCTTACGATTAATTACCTTCTTTAGCATTGGGATGAGGAAGGTGTTTTGGAAGTTCATGAGTGTACGCTTCTGGCGTTTAATGGATGCAGCCTGCATCATACTCATGCCACTGGCCGTATTATTACGTGGGATGGAGGCAGTACTTGTGGCATTGTCAAAGGCACCCGTTGCCATACTGAGCATACGCTCCAGTTCCGCTGATTCTTGGAATGTATGTGCCTGTAGTTGACCAAAGTTCATTGGACGGAGTACTTGTGCAGGGTCTCCGTTGGTTAGGATAGTCTTTCCGGGTTTAACTTCCAGTTTAGCACCACGTGGAATACGGGTAGCATCAATACCCATCATTGGATGAGTGGTCAATGCCAGTGCATCAATACGGGAACGGAGTTCAGCATCCAATGCTTTCTGCATATTGTAGCCCTTCTCAGCAACACCTCGTCCCCAGAACTTACCCGGTACACGGTCATGCTGATAATAAATGAAAGGACGGTCCTTCATGAGGAATGGGTTCTCTACTACACGTAATACGGTAGAGTCATTGGCAATTGTTACTACTGCCTCTACTAATTCGTCCTCGTCATAATCAAATTCGTCATAGGTTGCTTTCTTACCTATGAATTTCTTAGGAATCAGTCCCCAGTATTCCGTAATCTTTACTTGATCGTCCTCTTCACTTACCGAAGATTCAAAATCATAGTCATCATCAATGTCACTATAGCTGCCAATAACAACATCTTCATAGATACCATCCTTAATTCCACGGATTACCGTGTACATTGGCTTCATCATCTCAGTTGCTACGCCCAATGCTTCATTGATACAGGTAGCTACTGGATCAATTAGGAATTCCTGCGGGGAAACTGGTTCAACCTTTACACAAATGTAGGGAAATTCCTGAACAGTACGCTGAGTAGTCAGTGTTCCGGGGATTGGAGTCTCCATTGGGTAGAATTCACTCTTTTCTTCCACCAATATCTTACCAATACCCGTGCCATAGATGGCTGCATTGAGGAAAATCTCTGCAATTGCTTCCTTAATTCCCTCTTTTTCTAGATCTTCCTTCAGAATTTTTCTTAGATAGGACACATCACCCGGAGTTTGGTCCAGTAGATCGTCACGGATGTCGAACCACTGCTCAGATCCGAAGGTTGCTTCCTCCAATTCTGCTACAGTGGCCTCAATTGCTTGCTGAAGTGCAGGTGAAATCAGCTTTGAATTCTCTGAATCCCTTGTACGGTCACTGGGATCAAATACTCCACGCCACAGTCGGTAGTATTCTTCCCATTTTTCTTGGTAATTTTGATCTCTGTGGGTTTTCCACTGTTCGATACGGTCCATTACCCATGTTGAAAGGGCATTGTAGGCTGTAAATTCAGTATCCTGCTGTGGCATCTAGTGGCTCCCAGTCATCTAATTCAATATCGTTAATAAAATCTGCTACAGAAACTTGATCAATGTAGGCAAGTGCATCCAGTAGATCATCATGTGAACGGCTATTTGGAAAGTCCATCATTTGATTTATGAAGTCACGATTCCATAATCCGTAATTAAACTGTATTCTACCATGTTCTAGCCTTCCTTGTAAGGCCCAAGTAATACGGTCCGTTTTCTTCTTACCTCCGTGGGATACATCCTCAATTACAATCCACTGTCCACGGACTCTCATGAGGTCTGATAGGTAGGGCATGAGTGCATTCTTGAGTGATCCTGCCTCAATACCTACACTGGTTACTTCATGTTCTACTGCAGTATCCAATATTCTCTCGGCTGTTTCTTTGATGTTCCATCTACCGTGCTGGATCTCCTTCACCCACCACCTATCCTCATGAACTTTCACGAGTGCAATGGCTGTTTCATCTAGTTTACTGCCCTT